TATTTGATAGGCAAAGAATTCAATTGCTCTGGTTTTGAACTCGTTAAGGTCTTTTAAGTTTAAGCTACCTGCTGCATAGTTGCGGCTATTTTCCACATGTAGTGGAGCTACAATCTCGCCAGTAACTTGTACAGTTACATTACCAAGATTAATTCTTAGTGGCACTAGGTTACCATGCTCGTACATTTTATCTGTGATAATTTGGCCTTCAACACCATCACCACGGGTAAGTGCTTGTACTAAGATACCGTCTACGTATAACAGGCTAATAGCTGCACCGTCTAGTTTGATACTGGTAGTAACGTCTAGGCCTGCTAGTGGATCACTTTTACCCTCATCTTCATAAAACTTTTGCAGGCTGTACATGCGGTGTGTATGCTTGGCTTTGTTGCCGTGTACTGCTGCACCAACTTTGTTATAGCCGCAACCCTCTGCTAGCATGTCAAACATGTAATCTGGAATAGTGGGCATACCTTGATAGTAGGCCTCACTTGCTTTGTCTAATAGTTTATGTAATTTATTCATAAATAATATTATAGCAGTTTAGGGTATATAGTTCAAGTTACTTTTTATACTGGTGTCCAGCCTTTAGTAGAATCAGCCCGTCCATTAAGCACTAATGACACCTTAGAGGGGCTTAAATTGTACTTTTCACAAAAGTTATTAACTCCTACGTCTGTAAGATCATAAATTATGCCATCAGGTGCTCTTAATTTATTAAAAGGTCGTTTCGTACTATTTGTACGAATTCGTCTATTTTTCTTATTTTCTATTAATTTATTATACAATTCTGGAGCCGCTTCTTTCATCCATTTATGACCTTCTCCAGATGAAATATGCGATATAATAGATTTAGATAAATTAGTCATTTCTGCAATTTGCGCGCCAGTTAAATTAGTTGTTACTAATAATTTTAATGCTTCTAGGTAATTCTTATTACTACTTGTAGCTCTAGCATTTAATTCTCCAGGTGAAATATTTCCTGCTTCTCCTCCTGGGGAGGTATTAAATCCATTATTATAAGAATCAAACTCCTGAATATAAAATTTTTCTAATTTATATATTTCGTGTTCCGCACATTCTACAAGAATATCAAAAGTTGGCTCGCCATATGTATTATAGGCTTCTTGTAGTTTCTTTGCTGATTGATTCCTTCTCATATTCCATAAATGAGCATATAGCCTAGTTTCCAGTGTAATTGATTTTCCTATATATACTTTATTAGTATTATTAAATGATAAACAGTAAATTCCTATTGTCATATTTATACTCTCCTATGTTTACTTATATTTTAACATAGGTACATATCTTTATCAAGAGGAATTTTTATTCCCTCTCAATAATTTTTTTATAATATGTCAATATAATTTGTTCACCCTCAGCTTTACTACAAATGTCTAATAAGCCATCTAATAAATTATATATATTTTCTATACTAGCCGGTATACTAACGCCTTCTCTGGAAGCATGCCACTCTCCACTATAATTAAGAAAATACTTGCGTAGTTGTATGTAGGTAACTTCTCTAAAGTCATTTACTACTAGTCTAACCTGAAAACCTTTTTCTAAGTTTTCTTCGATTAGGCGTTCGTAGAGTATGTTACTGTCCACTAGCGTCTACCACAAATACTTACAATATCACTGGCTGTATAGTTACTACGCATACCAGTTTCAATGCAGGCCTGTTTATTAGCCTCTGCAACTGTTAGTGGCACTACAACCATAAAAAATAAAAACACAAATACAATAGCAGCTATGGCAAAGTATTCTTTAACTGTTTCACTCACACTTGCACTCCAAGTTCACGGATTTGTTGTAAGCTGGCTAATTCATAGTATGGTTGCCAGCAATATTGACGCCACTTGTCGTCCATTAACCACATGTGGTAAATATGCCCATGTTTAGGGTCGAATTTTTCACTATATATCTTAGCCAGTGAGCCATATCTAGCACTCCATACCACTTCACCTACTTCAAACTTGTCACGAGCAGCACCATCTGGTATAAGCTGTGGATTAAAGTAGTTTTGACCTGGTATGCGTAGTGGTACACTATACTCATCTAATACTTGCTTGACTATGGTTACGCCACGATAGGTACTTTTAGTAATAGCATCAATAGTAGCGCCCGTAAGATATTCTTGTATAATAAATATCTTTTCATCTTTCGTAACAGCTTTGCCACGCAGTTTAGCTCGTTGCTCTGCAGTTCTGCGCTGACGTTCCTTGAACTGCTCAAGGATTGTGGCAAGTCTAGTAGTGTTATACGCCATGCCAAGAAACTGGCAACATTCCTTTTTAGTCCAAGCTTTAGTATCTTCAGGCGGAGTTTCTAGCATACGTATTACTTTTGCTAAATTAGCGTCTGTCATGCGTTGTTCTTCAAGCTCAGTTTTACGTTTTCTAGCCATAATTAAGTCTTAAAAAAAAAAAATTACCCATTATTAAAAAATTTGATATTGAAATTTTTTGGTTTATGGTGTATAATTAGATATTATTTGGAGATATTTATGATAACCTGTGGAATTTATTTATTAAATTTTAATAATTATTTGTCTGTATATATTGGACAATCTCAAGATATTGAAAGCAGATATAATAGACACATAAGAGATTTAAAAAATAATAGGCATTATAATTCAAAATTACAAAATGCTTATAGGCTATATGGTATACCATTTCTAGAAATTCTAGAAGTATGTTCTGCTGAGAATCTAACCGATAAAGAAATGAGTTGGATTGATGAATTTGATAGCTGTAAAACTGGCCTCAATATTAGAGATAGAGACGATAGTGCTTTGAGAGGCCCAAATGCAAATTCTGCAAAATATTCTAAACAGCAAATAGTAGATATATTTTTTCTATTAATTGAAAATAAACATTCTAGAGCAACAATTGCTGAAAAAACACAAGTACCTATTGGTAATATTAATTCTATAGCCAGGGGGGCTTCTCATTTATGGTTAAAGGAAAGCTATCCTGAGGAATACAAACTATTAGAGTCTCTAAAATACTCTACTATAGGTAAATCTAATTCAAAAGGAGCCCACAATAAATCGTGGCCTGCTTTAATTGATCCATTAGGCAACGTTTACTATAGTATAAATAATTTAAGCGAATTTTGTTCTACTAAAAATTTACCTTATGATCAATTTCACAGATTATGCAGTGGCAAAGCAAAATCTTGTCATGGCTGGAAAGTACAGAAGTAAAAGGCGGCACTAGGCCGCCACAATTATGCTGCTTTTAAGACGCTGGCAAAATAGACTGCTGCTTTGCCAGTAAGTTTGCCCAGAATGTCGTCGTCAATCGGGCCGCCTTTAGCTTCAATTGCTGCTTTGAGTGCTGCGATCGAATCTTCTTTTGACACGCGTTTACTACCTTCACCTGACGCAGTTTTAGTTGTCTTAGCTGAACCGGCACTGGAGTCTTTCTTAACATATACTCCAGCCTGTACGAGCACCATGCGTACGCCGTTAGGTGACATTTCAATTTCTTCTGCAATGTCTTTGATGATTTCAGTTGAACTTTCAGGAGTTGGGCCTGCCTGCTCATACATTTCAATAACTTTAGCTTTGAGTTCATCTGTCCACTGTGATTGAGTTGCCATAATATGTGTCCTTAGTGTATATTTGGATTTTGTTTGGGGTTAAGTGTTTCTATCAAATCGCGTTCTAGTAGTTTGTGATACATTGCTTCGTTACTAGCAACTAACATATAAAGTATACTGCTAGGAACTAAACTATCAGGTAATTCGTCTAAACTTTTGTTGTTTTCTACACATAATTGTTCTAGTTTAGTACGAAGTTGAATTCCGTGATTTACGGTTTCATGAATGTGTAGACTGTCCCATATTCTAAATTTAGACATACTCTACTTGAACATCAGTCATACCTTCAGGTTTGAAACGCCTGTAGTTATGCTTGAGATCAAAGTCCTGCAACAGTTGCATAGTTTCTTCGTGTTGTCGGCGACGAAGTGCACCCATGCTTTCAGCGAACTTAGCAAATTCATTATTATCTAAGCCGGTAACATCCCAGCCTTCAACGAATGTAGTTGGAGTAACAAGTTCGATAACTGCACGCTTACTAACATCACCACCTTGCTTAGTATACGTAAATTCAAGTAGTTTCACGGTTTGCCTTTCATCATCAACAGAAATAATATTATACAGTGTTAGGCATTACAAGTCAAATATAAAATTTTAATCTTGTTTTAAGATTTCCGATCTTAATGCCTTGCGAAAAAGCTGTCCTTTTTCCTCGCTAAAAATTGGTATAAATAAGCTAGGAGCCACTAGTATACTAATACAAACATATGTAATGCTACTAATAACGGGGCTACGAGTAAAGGTATTATCAATACCTAATCGCCTAGCTTCATGGACTATGGGTACATAAAAGAATAACCAACAACATATACCTGTAGTTATTGCAAATACTAGGTATAATGTTAACCAATCCATGCTTGGCGACCGTACCTGTCATGCGCACGCGCACCTAGTGTGAAGTCTACTCGACTGGTTTGATTAACCCTAGTGCCAGCTTTAGGCTTATTATAGCCGTTCAGTGCTTCTAGTTGAATCTTATGATTGCTGTTAAACATATCGCGATTAACAAATCCTGCAAAGTCTTTGAATAATTTAGCAATACGAACATTTCCAGGAGTCCACTGCGGATCTTTTGGTGTACCACGTCTATACTTAATTGCATTAGTTGCCTGCTGTGCTACTTTATCATTGGGATGCTTTTTTAGGTGTTTAGCAAGTTTGCGTTTACGATTTGTTTCCCAAGTTTTATTACTTTTATATCGTGACCAATAATTTTGATCACTTTTACTACTAGTTTTGCCCTTGGCCATTTAAACCTCAATATAATTAATTAATGATTCCTCGGTATCCCACAACCAGTCTTGCAAGTCAATAGCACTATCAATGC